GATTTAAACACCTTTTAAATGACGTTTACGGGGTGTTTAAAAGTGTATTGTTCGCCCCGGTTGTCAGTTATGGAAATGGAAAGAATCACTCTGCCGTTGTGCGGTTGTTCATGCGTAACAACAATTTCGCTCGCGCGCCCGTCATCAAGTAACGGCTGTAACGCTTCCTCGGCGTATTGTTGCGCCAACATCCCCACGCGGCTTAAATCTTTCTCACGTTGAATAGTATGGAGCAGAGAACCTACACGCCCATTTGCCCACCATGAGCCTAAAGGTGTAGTCAGTCTGATATACACAGCATTTTGCAGTGTACTGATATGCGAATTTGTATAGTCCCCGGTAAGCGGGCTGATTTCTCTGTCCATGCTGACAGAGTAGACGAAATGAAGAATAAAAAGGCGGGGAGAGAGTTCCACACCGCCTTTCATTTGGGATTATTGAGGTTGTCCAGTTACACCACCGCTATCCCCGCGGTGGGTATGGCTGACAAGGGATTTGCCATTAGCTGTCACGTCACCATCAGTAGTAAAGTCACCTTTTGTTTGCGTTACGTTGCCCGTAAATGACGCGCCAGAACCGCCCTGAACAGCCATGCCACCATTGCCGTTGATTTGCCCTTGTGCAGTAAACACACGGTCTGTCTCAACAACTGGGCTACTAATTTCAACTTTTGTGGTAGCGGTTATTTTTAATATATCACAATCAATTTCGATTAATCGACCTTGTTTTAAAATAATCGTGCTTCCGCTTTCGTCATAAACAGCGGTTTCGCCCGATTTTAAGTTTTTAACCCTAAAAGAGCCGTTTTCTGTGGCAATTACAATAGAGTGGGTTGTTTCCCCGCCCATCGGCAATACCACCACTTGCGTTCCCGCGGGCGGCACGGACGTTAAGCCGAATTGTTGCATCAACTCCACATCTTGCAAAGTTTCGTCTGCTAACCCTGACACCTGAACTTTTTGGATATTGTCCGCGCTTTTGACTAAATTCAATTTTCCGCGAAAGGCTTGGCGTACCGCGCCCAAGGCGCTTTCCGTGTGTTGTTTTATTACTTGTCCCAATCGTCTCATACTAATCCCCATCCAATACAATCAAATCGCCTTTATTTTTCTTGCCTTTTTTGCCTTTGCGCTTACGCGCCTCTTTCGATTTATTTGTATAAGCGTCAGGCGTCCACACACCGTCTTGTTTTAAGCGCAGTTCCGTGGTTGTGCCGCCTTGTCGGCTCAAGGCAAAACGACGGCCCATCAGAAAGAAAATCGCGTCAATGTCGTATTCTTCGCAAATCACATGCACCCGTTGCCCAGGCGTCCATAACACACCGTCCTGTGTTTTGTGGTCAGGCACGGTAATCGTCAAACTAAAACTGTTTAAAATACTGTCCGAAATGTACTTTTTCGCCCATTTTTTTAGGGCTTCTAAGTTTTCAACGTCTGGCACAATCACGGTTTTTGGCTTATAAATTTCAACGGCATCATCTTTAAACACCCATTTCAGATCGTTCTTGTTGTCGTCACTGCTACGCCCGTGCCGTTGCGCTAAAAAGGTGATTTCTGAAAAACTTTGTGACACATCGGTGGTCAGGCTTGCCTGTGTAAAATTGTTGCGCTTGCCGTTTTTCGCACAACACAATGTCGCCACTGGCGGTGTGCTGTAATCCGCACCGCCGATAATCAGCGTGCCTGCAGGGTCAAACCATGCATGCAACCCCGCCGAATTAGCACAATGGATCAGTGAATTCCAGGCTGTTTCGCCGATGTCAATGTCAACCTTATCTAACGTTGGGTTAGATTCCGCACGCAAT